TCTGGACAAACAGCTCTCTCCATTGCTTGGTACTTTTTGATTGAAGTCTTCCCCATCTTCTGCCGCAGTTCTAACACCCGTTTTACGGTTTCAGATTCTGTTTCTTTCAGGAGTTCCTTTACCTTGTTTTTATCCAGGGTTTTCACAGTCTTTCCTGTGGCCTCTTTAAGCCAGTCCTTCAGCTGCGCAACACTGTTTGGGTTCTCCAGGCCTGTGAGCTTTTGAGCTTCCTGGAAGTACTTTTCTTGGCATGATTCATCGCAGGTGATTGCGTTTTTAACCAGCTGCATATCTACCATCACGCCGGCGTCGTTAATTTTCTGATCTAATTCCCACAACTTTTGCTCTTTTTTCTGCAAAGGGTAACGATTTAACTTATACCTTAAATCCCTTTCAGTTCGTACGTCTTGTTTGCAATACTCTTTAAATCGCTCCCATTTTTCTGGATCATGTTCAGGTAGGTTTCTTGTTCTTCCGCCATTACTTTTGGTTGGTTTGCAAGGCATACTGAAATACCGAATGAGGGCTTGTCCTGCACTGTCTTTTTGCTGCTCCAGTTTCAACACTTTTGCTACTCCATCCAGGTATCCCGGTAGTCCAAGAGTGAGAGCATGAACTGCCGTACACTGCCATTGTTCAGGAGGCATAGGTTTACCAAAATATTTTGCAAGGCAGGTGCGTTCAAAATTTGCGTTGTAAGCCGTTTTGAGCACTTCTGGATTCCATAGAGCGTTATAAACTATGGCTGGTATTTTTTCGCCTTGTGCTATATCAACTATGACTGGTTCCTCTTTGAATGGTACAAGTGGATCGTCAAAAGCATACCCAAACAACAGGATCTCAAAATCCGGTGCTGAGGTGTAAGCATAGACCCCACAGCTGGTGAGGTCTATGCTGGAGTATGTTTCTATGTCGATAGATAACGTCAACATGTGAATTGCTCCTTATCCTAAGAAGTCTTCCACCTCATCATCCTCAGCTTCAACAACGTCAAAGTCATCCTCAGGCCTACTGCGACCTCCGAGATAATCGCCGTCCGCTATTTTCTGAATGTTGTTCAATCCGCATCCGATGCCTTTATTTCCGGCTTGGTTGTAAGGGAAGAAGTTAATTGAAACTCTGGCATAGCAGCCGGAATAAACTTCAGTAGAGTCCAGGATCGGCTGCACGTTCTTATCTACAATTCCGGGTTGCATTTTTGAATTTGCGTTGATGAAATAGTGTCCGGCGTACTCGGGCTGATCTGGCCGGTCCTCATCGCCATCCCGCAAAGGTAGCTTTAAATTGGCAGGGATCTTTCCGCCCCATATGGATTTCCCTCGCTCCTTTGCAGCCACTATAGCTGCTTTGATCTTTCGCAGAGTTTCTTTGTCGCTCTTCGGGATGAGCAAACAGACTGAGTATTTAGGCTCTTGTCCTTCGCTGATTGCTACCGGTTTCCAAATATGTGCATAGCTCAACCGCACTTTACCGGTGATAACTTTTGTATCTTGATTAGTTATCGCCATTTACATCACTCCTCCAAAATCTTGTTGAGCCGAAGCTATCCTGTTGATTTCAGGACGCTTGTCACTTTCTGGTACCAGAGCGGGCTTCCCTGGTGGCTTGATAACAAGTTCTGCTGCAGTAAGTAGTTCCGCAAATTTCTTTTTGCCCAGGAATTTTTCCATCTCGGTAATACCTTTGAGCGCTTTTTTATAAATGTCGTTTTCTTTGTAGCCTGCTTGCAACAATGTATCAGCGACAGCTTTTTCATCGGTATATCGTCGGACGCTTCTGCCTTCAACCAGTTTCCAGCCTGGCCACTTCTTGCCGTGATCCCTAGCTTGGACTAAAGCATATTCCTGAACATCTGATGCCCAGCTAACCAGTTCTGCAGCTCGTCCCAGTATGTCAGCAATCTCATCATCAGTTAAAAGATCAGGATCTTTAAATTCATATTTTGCAAGCTCCAAGTTTGCCTCAGCCCTTGCTCGGCAGGTGTATTTAGCTTGGCAGAATTGACAGTGATCACCGGCAGAGAATTCACCTTTCCCCTCATAGGCCAATTGTGCTATAGGTTTTACAACCTCATTACCCCAGGTAAGCAGTTCATCTATCGGCAACCATTCAGTACTGATATTGTCTAATCGGGGTTGCACTATCGTCATGCGCACTGTTCGTATGTCATAGAGCATGTTAAACAGCTGATACGCTCCTAGGCCATATAGTCGCATTTGTGCGTTTCTTTCTGCTGATACCGGCACACCTTTCCCATACTTGAAATCAACGACTTCCACTAAGTCATTAGTTATTAACATAAGATCTCCGGTACCGAACCCCTCTGGCACCCAGGTAGAAAAGTCCAGTTTTTGTTCAATGAAAATAATGGCATCCTTTGTTTTTGCTAAGGCCTGGCTTATTTTTTCGATTGCTATATCAACATAGGTTTGGACATAATCTTCCATCTCTTGAGAATAAAATTCATTCTTTTTTAGTTCTTCAATTTTGGCATTAAGTTGTTCTTTGGTTATGACGCCAAGATAGTGGCGCAAATAAAGTTCTGCTAAGTGGTGCGCAAACCGACCTTCCTCAGCATAAGTGCTTGTTGTACTTTCAAACTCCTGTTCCAGTCTGGCGCTGGGTGGACAAGCCAGCCAGCGCGCAGCACTGGAAGCAGAAAGGATTGCGTGTTTTCTCATGCTATTTCCTCCGCTTTCTCCATTACTTCAGGGTATTTGTCTTCAGGGATGTCAGTGAGTTTCTTGACGCCAAAGCTAGCAATGAGCTCTTTAACTTCTTTTTGCTTTCCGCTTTGAGCTAATGAGGCCAGCTTTGCTCGTACTTGTTCAAGAGTGTATTGCGGCAGGTTTTCACTGGTCGGCGTTTCCTCTTCTTTTGGTTCCTCTTGGTTCACAGCGCACCGGAGTGCGTCGGCAAGGGATTGTATTGCCGCTGCCAGTTCTGGTGTGTAAATTTTTACTTTAATATCCATCTGGTTTTTCCTCCCCTTTGATTTATTTCATGTAAAATAATCTGCAGGGGTGGGCTCTCTGTGCCAGGCATCCCCGGCAATTCGCCCCCGCAAGCTTGTCAACTAAGCGCTCTGGCGTGTCTGAGACTGCCAGGCATCGTAAGCCTCGGTGATGCTCCGGATGCGATGCATTTTTTCTCTTTCAGTGAGAAACATACTGCGTGAGATATCTCGGATAGTGTTGATTAATATAGTGGGTATTTGCTGAGGATTGATGGTTTTTATCAATTCCTCTACCCATTGAAAGTTCACTTTAGAAGTGTTAAAATTATTGATAGTAGGCATATATTTTTCACCACCTTTCTAAGCAGCTGGACGGAGCTGCTTGTTTTATTTTCGTCTGCAGTAGTATTCGTTGAGGTTCACAACTAATTTTTCTTTACCTCTTATACATTCATTAGCTTGCACTAACTTAGCTAAATACTTATTACGCCTTTTTTCCTGCCTTCTAACTTCCCTTTCCTCTAACCAGAGGACCAAAAGCATCAATGTAAAAGCGAAAACCCATATACCAATAATTGAGCCTAATAATAACCATCCGTTCAGTCACATCACCTCCTCTCTCTCCAGGGTATTTATGATTTTTGGAGCAAGTATTTCAGCTAAGCGTTCATAAACGTTATCTATCTCGTCCGGTAGAGGTTCTATATCCCGGGATATTTCGTTACCTGTCTTACGTTCAATAGATACGGTCACCCGGACGAGCATTAAATAGCATCCTTTCTTTTCTTTGATTAATTTGAAAAACCCGTTCTATACTTTCATCTAAAGCGGCAGCAATTTTTTGCATTGCTTCTAGGCTAGGGTTATGCCGCTTATTTTTCGCAAGAAGATGTATATATTGAGCGGAAAAACCGGATCTTTTAGCTATCTCCCTGTAACTCAAACCTTTCTTTTTTCTGAGTACGTCAATTTTATTCGGTAGCGCCAACAGTGCCGCCCCCTCTCTCGCACATAAATTAAACTGTGTGTTTATTATAGCATAAACTCACAGTTTAATAGTAACCCTTTTTAAACCCCCAGTTTATCGAATATTGGCGAAAACATAAATGTGGTGTTTAAATCTAGCATTTTCTTAAAATATCTGCCGATTTTATTGCAAAATATTAACTGTCAGTTTATAATGATATAAACTTATAGTTAATGGAGGGATCTCACAATGAGTGACTACAATAAATCAATAGGTCCGAATTTAAAGAAGTTAATAAGTGAGAAAGGAATAACAGCGAAGGATTTAGCCGCTAAAGTAGGTGTCTCTCCTACTCATATAAGCTATGTACTTAACAACAAACGGAAACCCAGCTTTGAACTTTTAGATTCTATTGCAGATGTATTAGGGGTTAAGCTTATAGATATTGTTAAAGAATCCAGTAGTGAATATAGTACACGTACTCAACAAACTGTTACCATTCCTGTATTAGGTAATATTCCCGCTGGTACACCTATAGAAGCGGTAGAAGATATCATAGGATGGGAAGAAATACCCAAAGATTGGCTTAATGGTGATAGAGAATATTTTTCTCTTTTAGTTCGAGGGGATAGTATGTATCCAGAATATATAGATGGGGATGTTGTAATAGTTCGTAGACAATCAACTTGTGATAGTGGTGATGATTGCGTCGTAATGGTTAATGATAAAGACGCCACTCTGAAGAGGGTTAATATCTATCCAGACGGCCTTGAATTGAAAGCCATTAATAAAATGTACGGTAAAAGAAAATTTACTAAACAAGAAATATTATCCTTACCGGTAACTATTTTAGGTGTAGTTGTAGAGTTGAGACGGAAAAAGAAATAAGGTGAAATCATATGAGTAAAGCTGTTATATACGCTCGTTTTTCAAGCGATAATCAAAAAGAAGAGTCTATAACCGCCCAGGTTAGAGCTTGCCGAAAATATGCTGATAAAAATGGCATTAAAATCGTTAAGATTTATAGCGATGAAGCTGAATCGGCTATGACCGATGACCGTCCTCAATTTTTGCAAATGATTAAAGACCTTAAAAACGGTTTAGATGTAGATTATGTTCTATACCATAAAACGGACCGTTTCGCCCGTAACCGTTATGATGCCGCTATTTACAAGAGAAAATTACAGGAGCTGGGTATTAAACATATTGCTGTTGATCAACCTTTAGATCCTGAGAATCGCCCTGAAGATATTATTTTGGAAAGCCTTTTGGACGGGCTCGCTGAATACTACTCTCGTAACTTGGCCAAAGAAGTTATGAAAGGGATGAAGGAGCTGGCGTACGAAGCCAAACACGTCTGCGGCCGTCCTCCCTTGGGGCTTGCTGTGGGGCCCGATCGAAAATATATCATTGACGAAAAAACCGCACCAGCTATTCGGATTATATTTGAGATGTATGATCAGGGCTATTCCTACTCTGAAATTCTGGAAAAGGTAAATGGCGCAGGATATCGGACACAAAACGGCAAACCTTTTGGTAAAAATAGCCTTCATGATATTCTTATAAATAAGAAATATGCAGGAGTGTATGTTTTCAATCGAGCTGCAAAAAAATCCCCAAATGGTAAACGGAACCATCATGAGTCTAAACATCAATCTGAAATTATTGAAATTCCTGGAGCGATACCAGCTATAATAGATAAAGACCTGTTTGAAAGGGTGCAAAAGAAAATGAAATCAAGGGAACGAGATAAATCACAAGGGCGTAATAAAGCAAAAGTTGTATATCTTCTTTCCGGCATTATCTGGTGTGGTGAGTGTGGTAATCGAATGGTAGGAGGTTTCTCCAGTTACCGCCCCAAACCTGATCAGAAACCACGAAGGAAGTACCGGTATGAGTGTAACTACCGAAAAAGAACTAGGCAGTGTGACATGTCCCCTGTAGGCAAGACCTGGATTGAAGATACAGTTATAAATAAACTTGAAAAAGAAATTTTAAATGAAAAAAGTATTCAAATATTAGCTCGTAAGGTGTATGAATATTATCTAAAACAAAGAAAGGATGAAACTGGGGAAGGAGACTACCTCAAAAAAGAAATCAAGGAAATTGAGAAAAAAATAAACAATCTAGTTGATGTAATTGTAGAAACAGGGAAAAAGGCCAGCTCACTTGTTGATAAAATTACTCTTTTAGAACAACAAAAAACCACTCTAGAAGAGCGGCTGCAACAATGGCAAGTTAGACATGAAGAAGAAATAATCACTCTTGAAAAAATTACCGCTTACCTGAATCACCACAGGGAAACTCTATTACATGGAGATCCCATGGAGCAAAAGCAAGTAATTCAAGAGTTTGTTGAAAAAGTTGTAGTTTACAACGATGATATAAAGATAACTTTTAAAATATCTGTGGATTCAAATGGTGGACGTGAGGGGATTCGCATCGAATCCACAGCTATGCGATCTCTAATAAATAAGCCCCCTAGGACATAAACCCAGGGGGCATTATTTTATGTGAAATATTTTACTCTAGCTTAATGAACCCGTCAAAACCGGCCTTCTTCAGTTTAGCCAGCATCGCTTCAGCGTTCTTTCTTTCCTTGTACGCTCCTACTTGAACCTTGTAGAGTTTTCCTGGCGCTGGTGTCGGTGCAGGCTTCGGCTCCGGCAGCTTCTTCCCGATATGATTGGCTACGCCCTGGGCGATTGCGCGGGCTACCTTGGCCTGGAAAGCAGGGTCCCGCAGGAGCTTTTCCTCGGTAGGATTGGAGATGAAGCCTATTTCAGTCAGTACAGCGGACATAGATGTGTACTTCAGCACGTAGATACTGCTTCCTGAAAACTTCACTTTGCGATCAATAAGCCCTGTTGTCCTAATCAACTCTGCCTGGATCGCTCTTGCTAACTTCTCCCCGTTCCCGCCAGGTCCATACGCAAATGTTTCTATACCACGTACATTGCGATCACTAAAAGAGTTGCAATGTATAGATAAAAACCTATCAGCTTTTTCTTTTTCAGCGATTGCAACCCTTGCTTGTAGGTCTGCTCGCTGCGTATTCCCGAGTCTGATATCTGATGTTCTGGTCATTACAACGGTACAGATTGGCTTCAGCAGCTCAGCCACTTGTTTCGCCACTGCCAGGGCAACATCTTTTTCTTTCAGCCCAGTAGGCCCTATCGCTCCAGGATCTGCCCCGCCGTGGCCGGGGTCAATGCAAATTTTAGTCATCTTGTCACCCCTCCTTTTTTGCTCCCTGGAGAGCGTTTAAAGTATCATGTACGAAATTGGAACCACGGGCCAATACAACGGCTGTCAGGATTAACCCCAAATAGGGGAAGCCGAGCGGCAGGCCCAGCAACGTGAACAGGTCTACCTGCTCACCGATACCCAGACAGACGGTAAGCGCTATGACCAAAGAGGCAATCCGGTCTATTGGCACTCCCCGTTCCTGGAGTTTATCCACCAACCCACCAAAAACGGGTTTCAGGGCTTCCCAAATGGACTCAACCAACACGGCGGCCGCAGCCAATATCAACAGAGCTTCCATTATTTCCCCACGCTCCTTTTGAGTTCTCTAATGTCTTCCCGAACTTCCCTCACATCATCCCGAGTCTCCTTCACGTCATCTGCCAATGCCTCATATTGTTCACCCATTTGTTCCAGACACCCCAGGAGTCTCTCCTCTCGTTTTTCATTGTTCCTGAGCACATAAAAAAGCAGTGCCACAAAAAGCACTGCCCATAGGCCCTGAGTCATGGCAAGCTTGAGAATCCCTTCTTCCATATCACCCCCGCCTTTCCGTAATAAAAATAACCCTTCCGGGCAATAAAAAAAAACACCCTCCTGGGTGTCACTCAATCAAACCGTGTTCTCTTGCCAGCATCACTACCAATTCATTTATGTCTTCCTGAGAAAGTTCTGCTTTTCGGCTCAACCTCTCCAACAATTCATTCCTCTGCTTCTGCCGTTCCTCTGCGGCTTGCCTTGCCTGTTCACGCTCCTGTGTAGTTATCACTCGCTTTATGACCGCCATTACACCACCTCCAGAGGCTCAGGGAATCGCTCCTCATAAGGAGCATCCTTGCCGTGATACTGAAGCACAGTTACGATTACCTCTCCATTCTCACGCTTAGCATCAAGGATCGGCAGAATAGGCAAGCATGTTTCAATCTCAAGCTGTCCGGTTTCTTCGTTTCGAGCAATTATATCCCCATCCTGCAAGGTAGAAAAATCAAAAGTATCAGTAATACCATCGAGAGTCGCTGTGATGGTTTCACCTTTAAAAGCATATTCTATTATTTTGTCTGCCCGTTGCGGACTGAAATGCACAATCATTATTTCCACCTGC